ATAGTTTGCTCTCCAGTTAAATATTGCTGGGCAAGCATAATTAAGTTTGCAGCACAGGCTGCTATTGAGTTTTCAATATTAACTAGCTTTTCTGCAACTCTAGCATTACCAGCTTCAGCAATGATTGATGCTTCGCGGGCAGTTCTAGTTGTCTCAGGAATAACACCACGTTGGTATTCAGATACACCAGAAACTCTGTCAATGTCATTTTGAATTAATGATGACTGGTTATAAAACTCTGGTGGGTTAATTAAAGCTGGCATTGGGACAACAACATTGTTTAAGTTCTCATTACCTTTAACTGGAACTACAACGTTGTCATCATCTGATGCCAGAGCTTGACGACCAAAGTCATCAAAAGCATTTTCCTGGAACAACCACTTACGACTGTAGCGCTTTCTGTGGTTCATCATCTGCGTACGAGTTTCATTCAATTCATACTGTAATGGTTCAATTGCTTCAAGTTCACCCATTGGGTAGAACAAACCAGGAATCTCATAGTTGCGTACCATGATAAATGGATGACCAAATACATATGGCATTTTAGTTGGCTTAACCAAGAATTTGTCACCAGTATCAGCAAAGATGCACATCTCACCAGTATCAATATTGTAATATTCAAATATATCACAGTATGCTTCATCTGTATTTGTATCAGATGTTGCGTAGGTATTGTTTACAAGAAGGTCGCCATACTTTTGATATGTAGTTGGACCTACATCTTTTCTTGCGGCATAATCATAACGCTCATCGTTTCTAACATCTTTTAATGTGCGGCGTGTACGTTGTGCAATCCAACGAAGGTCATTCATATCAGATGCATCCATATCAACATACATGTCAAATGGATCCACACGCTCTAAGAATGGGCGGTCTTCTCTAATTACAAATGTTGATTCAACATCTCCAACTATCTTGGGATTGCCAGTTGCAGCTTCATCGGCAGTATCTTGAATGTCATCAAGTTTAGATTCTTCAACAAAGCGATAGCCAGTTTTAACCCAGCCATGACCAATAATCAGATAATCTTTTACTGCTCTCTGGAACTCTGGCTGACAACCATAGTGCTGCCACCAGTAGTTAATGATTGATTCTGTCACAATTGCTTTTGCATCGTCATCAGGTTTGCGTGGATTAACGTTAATCTTTGGACGACCAATAGAAACAGCAGGAGCTAATGTATTGATTGTTGAGAACGCAATATTAACAAGCAGTCTATCACCATTGACATAACCACGGTACTGCTTACCACGATACAAGTTAATTAAACGTTGCCATAGTTGGTCGTAGTTTTCGTTTCTACGCCACAGTATTGAAGAGCTTAAGCGCTTTCTATATGTATTTAATTTATCTGCATTTGATTGACGAGCCATCTATTTCTTCTTTCCTTTAGCTGCATTACGCTTTGAAATTGCAGCGGCTTTTTTCTTAGCATCGGCTTTAGAACTTGCACCCCATGCATTCAATGATAATAATAATCTTGTTGGCTCACCTTTTGCATCACGTTCTGGACCAGGCATATTACCCATGCGGGCTAGAAACGACGCTCTGCGTGGATTATCACCAGATTTAACTGGCGCTTTTAGATCCATTCCTTGAGCTTTAGCAGATGCACGGCCTTTAGCATTCAATCCACCTTTTGGGTTTTTGCCTTCGGCTCTTTGCCATGCAGGAGTTTTAGCCATTATTTCTTCTTTCTCGCAGCTGCCATATTGTCAACTAGATTTGGATATGGTCTTCCAGCTTTTTTAGCTGCGGCTTTAGCTTTAGCTTTTTGTGCTGGTGTTAGTTTTGTTGATTTCTTTTTTGGATTCGGTGTATCCCAAACTTCTTTTTTGTATGCCATTATTTTCTACCTTTTGCTAGTCCTTCGCCAATAGCTGCTAATCTGCAGTAACCATTTGGCTCAGCTTTTTCTACAATGATATGGCAACCTTTCATCTCAGGACACCAGAAAGCACAGTTAGAACATTTAACTCCCATTGCTTTCTTTTCGTTCTGTGATGCGGGCTCATATCCAACCCAAATACCATTGCCATCATTATCAGCTAGTTTGCCATACTCTTCAACTATTTCAAACATTGATTCAACATACTCTGCTTCTGCTGGAGCAAGTTTGATAATTGGATTGGTTACACCTTCAGGTAACCCTTCCATCTCTTTTTCTTTTTCTTCTTTAGGCATACTAACCATAACAGCAATTTTGAATGCCTCGCCCATTGGTGTTTCTGATGGTTTCATTTTTTCTTCTTCTTTGCTGGTACGTTGTTGGTTACTTTTTTCTTTTTCTTCTTAGGATAATTCTGCATCGTAGTGCTATTCATGTCATTCATATCCCTCATTTGAACGTTTGGACTAGGCATTACTTAGCGCTTGCGTAGAAGCCGAATTGAACTCTAATGATACCTTGTGCTGGAACAAAAGTTGTTGGGTTTGCAAAGTACACACCAAACTCTGACAATCCAGCTACACTACCTCTATAGTTCTTAGCAAAGAATGATGGTGTTGCGCCAACTACGCTTGTAACTACAGCAGTAGACGAAGCATTTTCTGCGTCATTAAGTGACCACAATGCTTCAGAAAATTGACCTACACCTGCACCACCCCAGAATGAAATAGTTCCATCCCAACCGTTAGTTGATGTAATTGTTAAGGCTACAGTATCATAACCTGCACAGTTAACTGGTGACCAGTCTGAAGTCGGTGTTGCTAGAGTACTATCATAGGTGTATTCGTATTGTAAAAGCATTATTTACCTTTCACTTTCTTGAGGTTTGGGTTCTTTTTCTTTGCTGCGGGAGAGGCTTTACGTGAAGCTGACGCAAGTATTGCACCTGCTGTTTCCATGCTGTACCCACCCTTTTTTGCGATTTGTTTCTGAGCTGCTTTAAAGCCCATGCCCTTTTTAGATTTCATTTCTTCTTAGCCTTTCCAGCTTCCGATAAAGCTATAGCAATGGCCTGTTTCTTGGATCTGACTATTTTTGCTTTCTTAGGTCCTTTAGGATTTTTACCGGCATGTAATGTGCCAGCTTTGTATTCCTTCATTACCTTAGATATCTTTTTTTGTGCTGCTGTTTTTTTCACTGGTCTTCTTTCTTGGTGTTTTAGTTAAATGCCACTCAATATGATTATCAAGTTTATCGTTTATTTTGTCTATCTTGCCGGCTAACACGCCATGCTGTTCAGAACTTTCTTTTCTAAACTGCTGAATTAAAACCACAAGAGGACCGCCAATAACAGCGACAAGAACAGGCACGACCCAATCAGCCACACTAAATCAGTTCCTTGCGTGCTGGAATCTTTTCAATTTCTCCTGCTTTAAACCTTGGTGATTCTTCCATCTCTCGTTGTTGCTCTCTTTCGGTTGGTCCATGAAACACTTCTCGGCCATAAGTAAAACCCAATCGTACAGTTTTAACATGACATCTGAAGCAATAGCCTCTTTTGATGTCGTTTTCTGACTCAATCGGTCTTTCGCAGGTAGAACATTTCATATAAGCTCCTATTATACTATAAAAAATTTTTCATATTAATAATTATTGAATTCGCCTATCCAATAACGGTCACGAGCTTTCTCTGGTTTCCTAGTTCTTTTGGCAAAATAAGCCAGTGTACCAAATGGAGCATCAGTCTTTGGGCTGTACTCTGGCAGCCAAACATACTTTAACATCTGGTTGGCAATGGCTAGGCTCATGACTCGGTCATCATGGGGTGAGCCATGAGTTGTGCCGTTGTCATCACGGACAAATGTTTTAAGTTCGGCAATAGTGTATTCGCATTTAAGGTCTAGGACACCATCTCTTAGATTTGCATTCAGTTCATCTATAGCTAAGGGCTTTGATAATGTTGTTGTGCGCCAACCTAACTTTTCAGTAGCTTCGGCATGCCTTATATTTAATTGACGTTGACGATATAAATTAATATAATTAGCTTTATTTAAAGCAGTTAAGGTTGTTAGACCGTGGTTATTGGATTCAACACCAATCAATGCCTCATTATAAAAGAATCCCAGGGCATACAGTGTTTCTTCACCAAACTTGTCTGGATCCACATGACCATGCCAGTGAGCTACTATAAGACCAGACTTAGCATCAATAACATGAGCGGAACTATAGTCACCTCGGGCCAATCCTTCGGCCACGTCGGCCCCAATAACGTATCTAGCCCCAGCCTGTGGTAGGGCCCACACGGAGAGTGGTCCGCCATTGGACTCAAACATAAAAGAGTTTCGAACATCAGATAATTTTTTATTAAAACCTTTCTTAGGAACTTCTGTTTCAAATTTATTTATAGCATCAATGTCAAATACTGGTCTACCGGAACGGATGAATGCTTCTTCTGGGTTAGAAGGGTATTCTTGGTGCAGCTGCCATACTGGTAACTCTGCAGCTTGAGCATCGTACCAAGCTTGGTCTCTATCTGCGGCCGACCATGGGAAAAAGATACCACGGAAACGGTTGGTTCCAGTCTGTGAACCATGCCATAGATTAAAGAATATGTTGCCCTCACCCTTAGCAGTAGACAGACAGATAACACGACCGCCCACGTCAGCAATAGGTTCAATAGACGCCCAAGCTTCTTCTGGGTTTGGCAAGAATGCCATTTCGTCAATGATGGCTAGGTAAACGGATTCACCACGAGCAGGCTCATTAGCTGATGGCAAAGATTCAATAACCGAGTCATTGCCAAATGACATCTTTAAAACGTTGTTTTGTAGCAGTTCAGGTCCAGATAATCTTAACCAATCTGGTAGGAATTTGTAGATGTACTTAGCTTTCTGCAGTAACTTTGTAGCTTCACGTTCAGTTTTTGAAAGCATGACCACAAATCTGTCTGGCCAGAAATAAGTAATCCAGAATGCATATGCTGCAGCCAGCGTAGAGAATCCGATCTGACGTGCTTTAAGAACTATCGTATATCTTTCACCTAACCAAACTTTAACAGTTTCTTTTTGCGCGTCCCTTAATTTAAGAGCAATGCGTCCTTGGTTAGGATGCTTGATATATGCATAGTTTTCACAGAAGAATGCAAATGCCTCAGCCAATTCTTCAACCGTAGCATTTTCTGGACCACGGCATTTTCTAAAGTTATACTCGTTTAATAGTTCATCTATCTGCATTAAATATTTCTCCAGAACTCTAGTCCAGAATAACGTTTTATTGTTTCTGGCAGGAGCACGTCTTCTGGTCTACGGGAGATTTTAGATATCGTGTGGCGAATCGTGTGCAAGTCCTTGATGCCTGTAAGAGATTCTCTCGAGATGCCTGTGCTGTCAACAATGTTTTGATATTCATGATTGTATTTCGGAATTTCCAAAAAGTCATATATTTTGTTAATCTCCTGTTCTGGGTTTTTTATAAAATCATCGTAATCTACAAAGTGGAATAAGTGTCTAAATTCTGGCAGTGTTGCATGCTGCATGAATTCTAAACTTAAAGCGATATCTTTATCATGACGCATCAAGAAATCAGCTCTTCTATCTGCCAGTGGTTTACCTGGAAAGGTTTGAGACAATACCAGTTCATCCATAATATTATTTTTAGAATCATGATGAGCATTAATGATTGTGTCAAAAGAAACAATGACGTCTAGCACATTTCTTACTGGGCATATAAACTTAATCTTTTGTGTTATGTATTTAAATATAACTTCTGCACCCACTGGATTTGGCCAGTTAAGATTTTTATCAATAATATATTTAGCTTTTTTATCTGCATAGAAGGTATGCGGAATAGATCTAATTACGCTATCTATTGCTTCACTTCTATTGTAGTCTATGTTTTCAAGTTCATTATGACTTTGTATCTGCGTTGTCATCATTCTAAATAATGGACTTGCAGGTGATGCCCAAATATCTGGGTTTTGATTTAATATTTGACTAATGATTGTTGCGCCAGAACGTTGCATTCCAGCCATAAAAAAGAACTGTTTCATTTGTTTCCTTCGTAACTGCTTATCTAATTAGTACTGCCAGATTCCAATTCTATCACTCTTTGAGTTAGAGTTTCTACAAGACTTGATAGTTCTTGTACTGCTTTAATTAAAATTGGATATGTCTTCATTGGGTCTGCTTCCCACTTATCTGGATTGTTTTTATGAACCAGTCTTGTGTGGTCGGCATAGCCAAATGCTTCTTGTACAGCATCTAGTTCTTGGGCGATGAAACCAAAGTCTTTTCTTCCAATGAATCCATCTTCTAATACTTGCTCTCCCTTTTCATTCAAGATTGGTCTGCGGTTCCAATCAAACATAACAGGATGCATTGCATTGATATAATCCAATCCTACTGGAATATCTTGAATATTTGTCTTGTCTCTAGCATCTGACAAAGAAGATATTGAAGTGTCATTGCAGCGGAGATTTGTTACGTTAAGATTACCAAGAGTAAACTCATTGCTTACAGTTGTTGCAGATGGAATTGCATAGTATCCAAGAGATGTGTTATTGCTTCCTGTAGTTTGGCTTCTACCAGCATTTGCACCTAATGAAGTGTTTTGATTTCCTTCCGTACTGTATCCTGCAAGTCTACCAACTGCTGTATTTTCACCTCCGCCTATATTATTTGATAATGCATAATATCCAACTGCGGTGTTACTTGTTCCAGTTGTATTAGACTTTAATGTATATTCTCCAAGTCCAGTATTTTCTGCGCCAATTGTATTTTGATACATTGATGCATAACCAAGTGCTACGTTATGGGAACCAGTTGTATTAGCCTTAAGTGCCCAGTAACCAATTGCTGTAATACCCGTTGCATTATTAACTTCTGCTGCAAGATTTCCAATTGCAACACAATCATTAGCAGTAGTAGCATTTTCTAATGCACTAAGTCCAACAGCTACGTTACTGCTTCCAGATGTTATATCTTTTAAGCAGTAATAACCGACTGCAATATTAGATGCACCAGTTGTTGCACTGTACAGTGCTTTGGAGCCAATAGCTACGTTTGGAGAACCAGTTCCTGTAAAAGTATATAAGGCTTCGCTACCAATTGCTACCTGACCATTGCCATTCAAATTTGAATACAAACTATTATTTCCAATTGCTACGTTATTTCCACCAGTTGTATTTGACCACATTGCTTGATTACCAAGAGCAACGTTGTAACTACCAGAAGTATTAGAAGTAAGTCCATTGTTACCAATGGTTAAGTTACCATTACCACTGGTTAATCTATTCATTGTACCCTGGCCAATGGCTACGTTATCACTACCAGTTATACTTCCAGCATAAAATACTGTACCGTTGTACATTGATTGGCGGCCGATTGCAGTATTTCTAGAACCAGTTGAAAGACTGTATCCAGCATAGGAACCAAGCACTACGTTGTCAGAACCAGATGTGTTGTAGAATCCTGCGTTTTCACCAACAGCTACGTTACGGTCACCGTTAGTTAAACCTAATGAATAGTGACCAATTGCCATATTGCGCGAACCAGTTGTTACACCACCAGAATAGAAATCGCTACCACCAAGTGAACGTAAACCTATAGCTACGTTTCTAGATCCACTTGTAACAAGACGTAGTGCATCAGTTCCAATAGCATGATTATAACTACCAGTAGTAATATCATTCATTGCACCTGCACCAATAGCAATGTTAAGACCACCAGTAGGAGCAGTTGCATTCATAGCTCCTTCTCCAGCTGCCATGTTATAACCAGTAGCACCTACATAGTAAATATAACCAGTTGTTTGATAAACTTGCCAACCAATGCCAGTTGGGCCCGTTGCGCCAGTTGATGATGCGCTACCTGCAGCTCCAGTAGGGCCCGTATATCCTGTTGGTCCCGTTGGTCCTGTGACAGTAGAAGCAGCTCCCGTAGGTCCTGTAGGCCCTGTGGGTCCTGTGTAGCCCGTGGGTCCTGTGACAGTAGAGGCAGCTCCTGTAGGTCCCGTTGGGCCAGTATATCCCGTTGGGCCCGTAGGTCCTGTAACATTTGATGCAGCACCAGTTGGACCTGTCGGCCCAGTCACTGTTGTGGTTATTAAGTTCCATCCACCTATAGTAGCTGACCACTGCCAACTAAAAGTTCCTGTTGCATATATTTGACCATCTACTGGTGACGCTGGGAAATCTAACGCTGCCATTATTCTACCTCATTCCAATCTAAATCTTCTAGCCATTGTACTGTTTCTTCATTCCAATAATAATATTTTCCATCATCTGGATAATCTATTGGTGCTTTCCATCTAAAATTTTCATCCAAGACCCAAGATGGATATGGTTGGATATCATAAAATGCATCGTGTTCTTCATCATATGTTGAACCAATTCCTGCATAATTGTACCTTATGTTATTGTTATAAGAAGTTTGTTTCCAGCGTCCACCAAACAAATTGTGGCACCAGTTTTCACCATCTGCCTCAAACTCATTTGGAACAACAACTACACGAAGCACTTTGTTGCTGTCATCTAATTCTGCAAAGTGTGCCATATTATGAAATCGTTAAACTTCCACTAGATGTAAATTTCCATACAGTATAACTTCCAATAACTTGCGATGTTCCACCAGATCCAGTTACTGTAAAACCAGATGCTGCTGATGTAAGATATTTAAAGTAAACAACACCGCTTCCACCAAAGTTTCCAAGACTTGTTACAGTTGAACTAGCAGCTCCACCACCACCTCCACCTGAACCATTTGCAATAGCCGCTGTTGTTGTTACTCCACCGCTTCCACCAGTAACACCACCACTACCACCATTCAATAAATATGGAGAAAAATCATTTGTAAATCCAGCACCGCCACCATTACCAACATAAACTATTGATGTATCCCAGACATTAGCATTCCAACCTTGTTCTTGACCACCAGTAGAACGTGGAGATGCAAACGGATTACCGTCTTTACCATCACCTGCAAGTCCTCCACCACCACCTGCACCACCTCTACTGTCAGTATCTCTATAACCAGCACCGCCGGGGTAACCTTGTCCTGTAGTTGCGCTACCAGGTAATCTGTTTGATGCTGAACCTAATGATGCAGCACCACCACCACCAGAACCACCGTTACCTCCAACAGTGCTTGCGGCATTTGCGCTACCACCACGTCCACCACCAGTTGTAGTTATACTTACACCTGGTCCAATAATGCTTGAATCATTACCATTATTATTTCTTAGTCCGCCGGCCCCAAGTGTAATTGTATATGTTCCTAGATATAGCTGTATTTTAGGTACAGATGTTGCAGCACCGTTGAAAGCTAGAGTATAGATTCCACCACCAGCACCACCACCACCACCAAATCGATATGATGCTCCAGATACACCGTCTCCACCTCCACCACCACCAGCTCCGATTAAATAATCTACATTTATAATAGATCTGGTATAGTGCGATGCAACAATTCCAAGGGTCTGTGGCATTAGGCGCTCAAGTCTCCTACAAGTACGTAGGTGTCAGTGCCAATGCATATCAATGATGCAGCAGAGTATTGTGCACGGAACTTCAGTCCAGGTGTTCCATTAACTGTAGCTCCTGATGCTACAACTGTAGTTTGTCCAGCACCGAGTTGCATAAGGTCAATTCTTTGACCAACTGCTAAATCAAGTGAACCGTTTACAGTTATATTGTTTGCTCCAGAAACTGTCATAGTAATTAACTTTCCAGCATCTGCAGTTAACAATGTGTAGCTTGCAGTTTTGTTTGCTACTGTTTGTGAAACAGACCAATCTCCTTGCGGGCCAGTTGGTCCTTGGTTGGCGTTACCAAACTCTACCCATTGACTTGTGTTAGCATCAACGTAGTAGGTGTATGCTCTTCCAATTTCTGAGTTATACCAAATATCACCATCAAGTGGTCCAGTTGGTGCAGAGGTTAGTACGGTAAATCTACCAATGCCTGTAGGGCCAGTCGGTCCCGTGTAACCTGTAGGGCCTGTGTAGCCCGTAGGACCTGTGTAGCCAGTCGGGCCTGTAACGGTTGAAGGTGCACCTGTTGGACCCGTTGGTCCTGTGTACCCTGTCGGTCCCGTATAGCCAGTAGGGCCCGTGTATCCCGTGGGTCCTGTATAGCCAGTCGGTCCTGTGTAGCCCGTAGGGCCTGTATAACCTGTCGGTCCTAACTGTGTATAAGTTACTTGAACTGCAGTAAATATAACTGAAGGAATTGCAGGAGCAGGAGATGCTGCAGCAGTATATTCAAGACGAATATTTGTGTTGTCTGTCTGCCAGTACAATTCAATATAATCGTTAGCAACAAGTGGAAGAACTAAGTTTACAGTCATGAGTGCATGACCGTCTATTCCACCGTGTCTTTCAACAACGCTTAACTTTGTATCGCTGTCTGGAATATTTGTTCCATTCTTAGCAAACCAAACGTTAGCATCTGCAATTTGATTAAATGCACTTGCAAACTGAATGGAGAATGTTAATGAATAAACTCCAGCATAAGTAAAGTTAATTCTGCTGTTATTTGAAAGTGTTACGTTAGTGTTGCCTGCATCAGAGTTATTATAAGTAACTGCATAAGCTGTTCCAGTTGCGCCAGCCGTTTGGTCTACAGTTGACCAGAATGAACCCCAGTTAGCAACAGTACCACCAAGACCAGTAGGTCCTTGTGGGCCTGTGTATCCCGTTGGGCCAGTGTAGCCTGTCGGTCCTGTGTAGCCAGTCGGTCCAGTTACAGTGCTAGCTGCTCCTGTAGGTCCTGTATAACCAGTCGGTCCAGTGTAGCCAGTCGGGCCTGTAACGGTTGAAGGTGCACCAGTTGGACCCGTATAACCAGTGGGGCCAGTGTAACCCGTTGGGCCTGTTTCACCCTGTGCACCTGTAGGTCCCGTTATACCTTGTGGACCTGTAGGTCCTGTATAGCCAGTCGGACCCGTATAGCCAGTTGGGCCCGTTGGGCCCGTTACTGTAGAGGCTGCACCAGTTGGACCCGTATCGCCCGTAGGGCCTGTTGGTCCCTGTATGCCTTGAGGTCCAGTAGGGCCTGTATAGCCAGTGGGGCCAGTATAACCCGTAGGTCCAGTCGGCCCTTGTATGCCTTGAGGTCCTGTTGGGCCAGTGTATCCCGTAGGGCCAGTGTAACCCGTAGGACCTGTCACGGTTGATGCTGCGCCTGTAGCTCCCGTGGGGCCCGTAGGACCAGTTGAACCCTGAGCACCTGTTGCACCCGTAGGCCCTGTTGCACCTTGTGGGCCTGTAGGGCCTGTTGAGCCTTGAGCTCCTGTTGCACCCGTTGCGCCTGTGGCTCCTGTTGCGCCTTGTGCTCCAGTTGGACCGGTGTAGCCTGTAGGTCCGGTTACTGTACTAGCAGCACCAGTGGCACCTGTAGAACCTGTGGGCCCAGTGTAACCTGTCGGACCCGTAGGGCCAGTCACAGTAGAAGCAGCTCCCGTGGCACCAGTGGCACCCGTTGGGCCAGTCGGGCCCGTGACAGTGGATGCAGCACCTGTGGCTCCCGTAGAGCCTGTTGCTCCCGTGGGACCAGTGGCACCCGTAGGACCTGTATATCCCGTAGGGCCTGTTGAACCTTGTGCTCCAGTGGATCCGGTTGCTCCCGTTGCTCCTGTAGATCCGGTTGCACCCGTAGGGCCTGTTGGTCCTTGGTTACCTACTAAACCTGTAGGACCGGTTGGTCCGGTGTCACCTTGGGGACCAGTAGGTCCCGTGGCACCTGTGGGACCTTGAGGTCCAGTTACTGTTGATGCTGCACCCGTAGCCCCAGTTGGTCCGGTGGGTCCAGTTCCACCAGGACCAGTGGGACCGGTCGGTCCAGTCGCACCAGTGTTGGAAGCAGTACCAGGCGCACCAGTCGGACCAGTAGAGCCAGTCGGACCGGTTGGACCTGCACCACCAGTAGCGCCTGTAGGACCAGTGTTAACCCATGGTAGAGAATTCCAGTTAGTAGTACCATCACCAATTTTAAAGCCAGGACCAGGAGCTGTTGCAGTTGCAGGACCAGTAGCAGGAATGGTTTGTGGCGGGCCAGCATCAATACAGATACCGATTTCACCTGCCATTAGAATTGGGTTGTAGTTGTACCAGTTGGCCTGAGTATCTCTACGTAACTGTACTAAAACCGCCATTTAGAATCCTCTTCTCTTGATAATATCTCTTCTCTGGTCAAGCACATATTCTGCAGGTGTTGTTCCTGCGGCACCTTGACTTGCATCAAAAGTTCCTACCGATATGATACAGGATCCAGACGCAGCTGTTGAACCGACATTGCTTGCTACTTTGCTATAAGTAAAAGTAGTTGTAGTTGGCACTGAAGCAATTGCATATGTTCCATCGAATGTAGAGTCAACGTTAGAAACAAAAACATTTTGCCCAACGGCAAATCCATGTGCAACGGCTGTTGTTAACGTAGCAACATTTGATGTTAGTGCTTTATTGGAAACGCTAACTCCTGCTGCTAGTGGTGTGGCATCTGGTGCTATAAGGTAGTGGAACATGATTGATTCGGCCGCGCCACCATCAACAACAGATTCATCTTGGTGGTCAATAAGCAATTGGTCCTGTTGATTTTGCAATTCCCTTTTTAGGGTATTCATCATGCGGGCAATCAGCACATTGCTGTTTCCCTGAATGACGTTATTGCCTGGGGCGGTCCATATAGCTCTAATCGGAATCACCAACCTTTTCTATTGACATGGTAGGAAGAATGCTCACCTTCTTGTTTTGCTTTTCAGTTATTTCTAATATTGCTGCTTGAAGTTCGGCATCTGACAAATCTTTAACGGAAGTCTCAGTTTTAATGTTAAGTGTTTGGGACTGCTGAATGTAGCCAGTTGCTTTTAAATACAACTCGGCACTTTTAACATCTCCAGATATTCCTTTAAGGTATAAGGCATCTAGCAATGATTGAGTTCTCTCAGGAGACTGGGCCATTCCTTTAACACCAAGCGCCCAACGTTCAATGAACTGTTTCTTTTTCTCCCATGTTCCTAAAGTATTAATATGTACTTCATGTTCTTCTGCCCAAGCTTTTTTGGTAGCTGGCTTTCTAGCATCCTCTGGAGTAAGCAGCCACTCGAGGTAAGCCTCTTGTTCTTGCGATAAAAATAGTGATTCTGTTCTAGCCATTCAAGCATGGTCCTTCTGAAAAAATGTAGGTTCCTACAGTATATAAATTTTTTTCCATATTTGCAAAGTTAACGGAAGGTTAACAGTAGATGAATTCTTGGAAATGTTGCATTTACAGCTTGCATTTTTACCACCCTAGCGGTATTATAATAGGTAATTATTCTTCATTCATATTCAAAAATATGATATTTGAACTGAATGCATTGAATAAGAAACAATTATACACCAATTACATAGAAGGAACTGAATATGCAAGTAACAGGAATAATTAAAAATAAAGCCAGAGTACTGTCCAAAGTCGTCTACCTGGATGTGGAGACAAATGACAGCCCCAAAAAGCAATGGGTACTTTTTAAAGATAAGCATACACATGCTGACATTCAAACAATATCTAATGCTGAGCCAGGTGCCACTATCATCGTAGATGGCAAGGATAACGTTAATAAGCAGACTGGCCAAGCCCAGATAGTTGTAAACAGCCTGATAAACCTCATTCCAGATGGTGCGGCACTTACCAATACCAATGCCTCATTTTCAAGTCCATCAGATAAGAAGGAGCAGATCCAGAAGGATATGGACTTCCTAGTGCGTCAGTTGCCTAAGAACGATGCCATTGTCATGCTTGCCGCCCAAATCTTAAAAGTAAGTGGGAACTAAGCATGCCTACATTCCATACCATAGTTAAAACTACTCCAAAGGCTAAACCATCTTCAGCATTCTTTACAGCTGAAATTGAAGAAACAGGCGAAGCCTTCGGCACCGTAGGTTTTTTTAAAGATTTTAGTACTGAACTGAAGGAAGCCATACTAGCTTTAAAGATAGGTGACCATTTCAGTTTCGCCGGCAGAAGAAAAATGAATTCTTACTCAGGCAAAGAAGAACTCGTCATAGAAGGCCCAATGAAAGATGAGCTTTCTTTTGAAGAGGCAATGGCAATGCCAGATCCAAACCTTATACCTTTGCATGAACGCACCATGCCAATAAAGAAATATGCCTTTCCCGACGGCAATTTTTTTTATTCTGATGGAATAGAGGTATGGACTGAAAAGAATGGCCCCCGCAAAACCTTAAATAAAGCATTAGTAGACAAGTACAATGCATCCGTAACACTACAGCACTGGTTCTTGCCAAACTGGTACTCATGTGGACTTAATACACCAATGGAGAAAGTATGACCATACTACCAGCAGAATACGCAGGCGAAGCCGCCCACGATGAAAAAGGAATTTTAACTATAGGCACTGGAGATAAAGTAGTAAAGCTACATCTCCAATGTGGACAAAAGCCAGGATGGTGGAATACAGGAACTGTATCTGTATGGATCCGCCGATGGGCAGATGACCTATCCATAGCTGAAATCCACATGGCCAAGCATGATGGTTACGCCCAGGAAGAACTAGACATGGAAAACGAAGAAGCAGAACGTTACCCACTTGGCCCGAAAGAATACTGGAGAAATAAAATTGTAGGGAAATGGACTACAGGAGAAGATGAGCATTTAGTTACTAATGAAGAGTTTGAAGCTGATTGGCTTGACAACCAAGATGACGACATGCTAGACTAGTACTACTTCAGGAAAGCCCTGGAGGGTGTCTCTTCCTACGGGAAAGCCACACATAGTCTAAGAAGTTAGATGACCTAAAGTAATATGGTGAGAATTCCTAGGGGATTTCTTACGGCTTCCGAAGAGAAGGCTCAGGGCAGGTGATGGCTCTGGGTCTTTTCTTTTTTAATTCTTAAAGTAATTTGGCATGTGCCAGTACTTAATTAAAATGACGTACGGGGGGGGTCAAGGTTTTAGAATATTCCGTATGTCCTTGCAT